AATCATAGCGTTAAGTGGGAGGGGGTGGCTTGCTGCGCCAAGGGGGGTTGGGGGTGGGTGGGTCATGGCATGCGCTACTACGTTTAAACGGCTAGCCTCCTATGAGAATCCCTGTTTAAACACAGTGCAAGCCATAGCAGTTCCCTCTATGCAGAGCGCTTGGCGTGAATAGAAGTAACGTTATCCAAGAGCGACAGACTCGTCTCCAGTTCCCTCTTGAGTTGCTCAGTGGATACCTCTTCTATCTTCTGCTCTACCTTGTCAGTGAACATGCCGACAGCTCTACCCATCAACTCTAGTGCCTTCATCTTCGTTCCCTCTGACTTCGCTTCCTTGGCGTGTTTAAACAATTCAGTCATGACATGCCTACGGGTTGCGATGTGATCACTGACAATGGTTTCTTGGACAGACTCAAAGACAGACCCCACTATGGCGCTTACCCTATCATCCCTCATCAGCTTGTTCGCTTGTGCCATCACAGAGTGTTCATTCGCAGTTGTGACGTTATATGATTTCCTGTAGGCATCTCTAGGTGAATTGCCTTGAGCCACGAGAGACGCGAATAGACGCATCTTAGAAGTCATTCTTTTCTGAGGTGGTTTGTGTGTTCCATACACTCTGCCATTCTTACTCTTCTTCTCTACTACATTCTCCACCGCATGCCGCATCGCTTCGCTGATACTGCTACCTGCGCTTGCATCGTTCGTGCATACAATGCTTTCGGTTTTCTTATTTTTCACCACTTCTTCACTCTGTAACATATTCGATCCTCATTGAACGTTTAAACACACTCACAATCTGTAGCTATGGTTCTCTCACCTTACAGTCATTCTGTCAATGCTTGTTCGCTATAGGTGGATAACCGTAAAGCTTTCTACTTAACTTTGTAAATAGAATTGGCACTCTACTCGTAGCGTCCCTTTTCTTTCTCTACTACGGCATAAGCAGACACAGCATGCCGTTTCGCTTCGCTATTCAACCCCATTCGTGCGTCCAAAAATCCTGCTTGTTCCCGTTTAAACCAGTCGAGTCAACAAAAAAAGTAAAAATATTTTCTCAATAAATTCAACGACTTATGCAATTAGTCCCACGTTTAAACAAAAAAGTGCTTGCATCCAGAAAATATGCTGTGCTATTGTTCGGTCTCTGGTTAAGTAAAGGTCTTGCTAGCGATAGCAAGGTAGGCAACGAAGAGCCTTATAAAGAGTCCTGAAAGTCAAGTCCCAGAGAATGACACCACGCAATAGGCTCCTGCGATATAAGGGGGCATTTACCGAGTAACGGTATCAACTGGCAACCTACCCATGTAGGCACTGCTAGCGTCTAGCGGATTAGCCAGTAGCACTGTGCTGATGCGGCATTAGACCAGACCGAAACCCTGTCGCTCAGGGTCTCATCGTGACGCGATGACTGACGAGGTCAGCAACTTTATGGAGGCTCACACCATGATTATTAATATCTCAGTGCAGTATAAGCCCGCAACTAATACACGCGGCAGTTGTTTTGTTATCACTCGTATAAATGATGGAATTAAAAAGACTGTGCCTTACCGGTATGGGTCGAATGATATAGGTTTAAACAACCCTTACAGGATCGGTATCTGCGAGGCGTTTACAGGGATAAACCCAGATAAATTGCAACTTGTCGGCAATCTTCAGAAGAATACCGAATTATTTGCATATGTGTTAGAGAGAGATTAGGTAGACCGAAACCCTGCGGTGCAGGGTCTTGCCGTAGTGCGGCAACTGATGAGGTCAAACAACTTTATGGAGGCTCAAGCCATGATTACATATCACGATTTTTACTGGGTAATAAAGGGTATCGATGCAACATTCGAGACGTTCGCAGAGGCACAATCATTCTTAAATGAGGGGCAATAGCATGCGCAAACTGAAAGAGAGGCACTACAAGATAATCAATATCTTAGAAGGTTTCCAAAATAGCTATAAGCAAAATGCTTGGCAGGTCTGGGCGCTGTTCGATGACGGTCAGCGCGTATTTTGTGGGGTGTTTCAGACTAAGGCGAAAGCACACGATTACATAAAGGAGAATGAACAATGACTGAGATAGCATTGCTAATAATCGTAGTCGTTGCATTCAAGCTGTGGATTTTACTTAACATTTTTAACGGAGATTAACTATGACAAACGAAACGATTTACTACTACGAGATTGCCGATCATTGGCTTTCACCTTTGATCAACGGTGACTACACAGGGCTAGAGGATGGCGAAGAGACTACCCTTCATGATTTTCTCGGTGGATTGCCCAAGCATTTTCATTACAAATCACCGCTTGTAGGGATATGGGATGTGTTAGACGAAGAGGGTTCGTTCGCAGTGGATGAGGTAAGCGGACTGCATGCCAATTGCTTTAAATGTTCTTTAACTTTTATCTAAGATCGAAACCCTGCCCATGCAGGGTCTCACCGTAAGGCGGTGACTGACGAGATCAACAAACAAAGGGAGGCTCACACATGGATTCATTCACAGCAGTAGGTTTAGCAGAAGGTTTTATCGAGGCAGAATCTGAAGAGCAAGTGATACAAGCTTGGCAATACTTGCATGACTCAGGTTTAGCATACAGTTTACAAGGTTTTTTTGGACGCACTGCACAGGCTCTGCTTGAGCAGGGTATCATCGTTTAAAGGAGGCTCACACATGACACGCGAAGAATGGTTACAAGCAAGCGTTGAATCGGTTCGTCCGCTATTCGACATACTGGCACACCCACTACCTGATCGTATCAGGGTGACGTGCGGCAATCCATCACGTAATGCTCGTAGCGCTAAGGCGCGAGCGATAGGTGAACACTTCTCACCGCGTCTGTCGGAAGACAACACGCATGAGATCAGCATCTCACCTACCGTTGACGATCCTTACGAGGTATTCGGTATCCTACTGCATGAGTTATCGCATGCGGCTACCGATGGTGATGGGCATAAGGGTAGGTTCCCAAGGCTTGTTCAAAAGCTGAAGTTGAGAGGCAAGCCCACTGCTACTTTTATCGATGATGATTTCCGAACGGAATACAAGTTGATCATTGATAGCATTGGTGCATACCCACATGCCCGTTTAAACATAGGAACAGCAAAGAAACCTCAAGGCACACGACTGCTAGCGGCACAATGCCCAAGCTGTGGTTACCTTGTTCGCATAACATCGAAGTGGGCAAGCGTAGCATTACCGCGCTGTCCTAATCCTAATGATCAAACACCCGCAATTTTAATATTGAAATAAGGAGGCTCACACATGGCTACTACTACCACAAACATTTTACGTCAAGTATCTTTAATCCCATTCGATCATCTGAAAGAGATCAATGTCGCATTGGGTGGCGTTCCCAGTGACAATAAACATGATGTCATTGCGAACGTAGCTAATGCCATTGCCAATGGCAGGACTACGATTGATTCGTGCAGGGAACATAAATTGACCGGTGCTAATTATCCTGCGTTTGATACTGGCAAGGCTCAAAACGATCTGCACAATCGTTTGCTTGATGTGGAATTGGAAGTAAAAACAGGCGTTGCTACTCAGCTTAGAAAGCTTGAAAAGATTTTGACTGAGCGCATCGATAAAATAAACGTGTCTGATGTTGATGTATCTGCGGCAGTCAAAGCAGAGACAGCACGACTCTTCAATTCATTCAAAAAAACTGCCACTAAAAAGCAATTGGCTGAGGTTGCAGAGGCGCTACCGGCAAGAGAGACAGCACGAGCAGGTGACGTGTTCGGTGATTCAGTTTGCCGTTACACATACGAGGGGTTGCCTGTAGATTTTGGTGACTTGCAAGTATCCTTGTTCGCTGACTCGTTAGCCCCTGCGATTAACGATGACTATATATTTCAAGGCAAGCATCTGCATGCGGCATTGCTTGCACTGGAGAATCGGTTACCACATAACGTCTGGCTAGCAGGTGAACGTGGCACTGGTAAGACTGAGTTTGTGAATCAGCTTGCGGCACGACTACAGCGCAGGATCGTGCGAGTCAACTTCGATGAGGCAATCGAACGAGCAGACTTCGTAGGTGGTAACAGCATCGAGTCAGGCAGTGTGGTGTGGAAGGCAGGTGTGATTACTCAGGCGATACAGCATGCCGGTTGCATTATTTTGCTCGATGAGATTGGTTTCGCTAGAGCAAACAGCATTGCGGTATTGCATTCACTCACTGAGCGCACACAGCATCGTGCGTTGACTGTGAGTGAGACAGGAGAGCGCATCCCTGTGGTATCGGATGTTGCATTCTTCTGTGCCGATAACAGCAATGGTCATGGCAATAGCAACTTCGAGGGTGTGCGTCCGCAAAACAGCGCATTCATTGATCGATTCAGTTACACATTGGAATTCGATTATCTCGAACCTAAAGAAGAGGCGCGACTCTTGGCTAATAAGTGCAACATACCTATCGAGGGTGCAACCTTGATCGTGTCGTTTGCAGTCATCGCACGTAACAAAGCAAGGACGGGCATTCTGTCACAGCCTCCATCACTGCGACAACTGTTTGCCTTTGCGGATGCAATCAAGTCTGGCTTGCCTATCAGCTTGGCGTTTCGCAATGCAATCATCAACAAGTATCCAAGTGATTGCGAGGGTGAGTTGCTTGGTGTCTACAGCGCAACCGTAGACGTGGATCAATACGAGAAAGCATTTAAATAAGGGGGTGCATATGTTAGGTATACACGTCAAGCGTAGTATCACTTCAACATTCGAGCGAGTCATTGCCGCTACCAATAACGTAGCCAATTCGATTCGCTTTGAATGGCGAGGCAATACGGCAGGGATCAAGATTAACAAGGGACATCTTACTGTCTTCTTCCCTGCTATCGATGAAGGTGCAGACATTAGCAAGAAATTATTTAATGACTTGGTAGGGTATGCACTACACGAGATTGGTCATGGATGGTTCACTGATAATGATGCATGGGATGAGGCAGTCAAGACACATGGTAAAGAATTGCATCGACTGATCAACGGTCTTGAAGACCCGCGTATCGAGAGAGCAGTCATTACTTGTGGCTATGCACCGAATGCCCAGAATTTATTTGAGTCCTTAATCAATAACATTCTTAACGATGGCGGCTATGACATCAAGCACGATGACATTGCTAACATCGGATTCATCTGTGCCATAGAGGGTAGGCGTTTAAACGGTTACCCAATACCATTCGATGAGTGCATCACACGTCATTACTTTTCTACTGCAATACGTGAGGCAGTGACTGCGGCACACACTGCGAAGAATACCCGCGAGATCATTCGTATTGCGATCACGTTATTTGATGCAATCAAGAATGGTGCAAAGGGTAAGCCTGACGATACGCAGAGTAAGCCATGTGACGATGGTAGCCCAGATGATTCCAAGGATGAAGCTGACACT